AGCCCGTCTGCTGCATCTCAGTATTTCAACGGTGTTCGGGGAAGGTTCTGGATCGCCCCCGGCATTATCGACTTCGGTGTGCAAGCAAATCAGGACCTGTTCTTTGACGCCACGAACCGCGTGCCGATCGATACAGGCGGGAACGTTGTCGGCGGGCTTACGCCGGTCATCGATCTGCGCGGTGATGCGGCCGAGGCCACGCTGGGCGGCTGGTTTGATAATGCCCCCGCTGACCCATTAGGCGGCATGACCTGCAAGAACTTCGGGTCGGCCGGTAACCTGTTTACGTGGTCGGCGCTGCCACCGTTCGCTAGCCTCGATACGCTGCCCGCGTGGCCATGATAGACAACCCCAACATCGTGGAGATTTCCTCCTCCCGCGCGCTGATCCAGGCGGGTTGGGACGATGTGCCGCATATCTCGAACAAGGTGCGGGTCGAGTTGCTCGCCTCGACCGAGCCGCACCTGCGCGAGGCGCGCTCCAAGGGGACGCCATCGCTTGGGTCTGGCGCGATCTATCCGCTGCCCGAGGAGGACATCAAGGTCCCATTCTTCCCGATCCCCGCGTTCTGGCCGCGCGCATACGCGCTCGACGTCGGCTGGAATAGGACTGCCGGGCTCTGGGCTGCATGGGATCCGGAGACGTGGACCTGCTACCTCTATGCCGAGCATTACCGTGGCCAGGCTGAACCCAGCATCCATGCCGAGGCGATCAAGGCTCGAGGGGCGTGGATCAAGGGCGTGATCGACCCGGCGGCGCGCGGGCGCTCGCAGAAGGATGGTGAGCAGCTGCTGGTCCAGTATCAGCAGCTGGGCCTGCATGTGACGCCGTCGCTCAATGCCGTCGATGCCGGTATCTTCATGGTCTGGACCGCGCTATCGTCGGGCAAGCTGAAGGTCATGGCGCATCTGACGAACTGGTTCGCGGAATGGCGGCTGTATCGGCGCGACGAGAAGGGCAACATCGTCAAGAAGATGGACCATCTCATGGATGACACGCGCTACATCATCCTTTCGGGCCGCGGCGTAGCCAGCACCAAGCCAGTCGAGCGCGGCTTCTCACCGTCCGCGATCGGCGGCGACAGCAGAATGGGGTACTGATGGCAACGCAGCCGATGGTCATGGACGATCAGGTCGATCCAGGCATGGATGACAAGACGGTCATCAACCTCACCGAGGCAATGTCGGGCGTGCTGTCGCGGCTGCAGAGGCTTGCCGACGAGCAGGTCGGGCTCAAGGCCACGATCGAGGATCGGTGGATCGAGAACATGCGCGCCTATCATGGCGTCTACGACCCCGACACCGAGACGAAGCTGCGCCACGCCCGCAAGTCGCGCGCGTTCGTGAAGGTCACGCGCAAGAAGACGAATGCATGGGACGCCCGGCTGCAGGATCTGATCTTCCCGACCGACGATCGCAATTGGGGCATCCAGCCAACACCGGTGCCCAAGCTGACCAAACAGGCCGCCGCGGCTCAGGCTAAGGCGCAGAAGGCGACGCAGCAGGCCAATGCAGCGATGCCGGCCGATCCGCAGGCGGACCCGGCTTCGGCGCAGCAGGCGCAGGCGATTGCCGCACAGGGCCAGCAGCATGCCGACCAAGCCTCGCAGGCGGAGAGCGACATCGAGGCCGCAAAGATCGCCGCCGACGGAATGCAGGACGTCATGGACGATCAGCTGGTCGAGTGCCAGTACGCGCAGCACGGCCGCGACGCCATCCGCGATGCATGCCGGCTCGGCACCGGCATCATCAAAGGCCCACTCAGTGGCGACCGGACGCGCGGCACATGGAAGCTGGGTGCCGACGGCATCACCGCAGGCTGGACCTATGAGCGCGACGAGGACCCGGCACCGGTCTTTGTCCGCGTCAACCCATGGGCATATTTCCCCGACATGTCGGCAGGCAAGCCGGAAGAGGCCGAGTTCGAGTTCGAGCGTCATCTGTGGAGCAAGAAGGACCTGCGGCGCAAAGTTCGCGAATCAGGTTTCAATCCCGATGCGGTGCGTCGGCTGATCGAGGGCGAGCGCCGCCCGACCGCCGGGATAGGGCTCAGGTATCTGAACGAACTGCGCGGCATGACCGGAGAGGGTGACAGCATCTCCGGTCGCTATGTCGGTTGGGAGTACCATGGTCCGTTGGAGATCAACGAGATCGCGTCGATCATGCGCGCCATGGCTCTGGTCCACCGCAACAACCCCGAGGCATACCAGGCTGCGCTCGACGCGGTGAACGAGTATGAGGACAAGGCCGATCCCTTGGACGAGCGCCGCGTCATCGTTCATTTCTGCGAGGGCGAGATACTGAAGTTCGCGCCCGACTATGCGCTGGACAGCGGCGAGAGCCTGTATTCGGTCTTCCCGTTCGAGGAAGGTGAGTGGTCGATCTTCGGGTACGGCGTGCCCGAGATCATGGGCGACAGCCAGCGCGCGATCAACGGCGGCTGGCGCATGGCGATCGACAATGCCGCGCTGTCGGTCGGCCCGCAGATACTGATCGACAAGACCTCGATCGAGCCACAGGACGGCAATTGGGAATTGCAGCCGCGCAAGATATGGCGGATCGTCAAGCAGATGGTGCAGGGCCAGCCAGCGCCGTTCCAGGCGATCGACATCCCGCAGAACATCAACGAGATCCTGACGATCGTGCGCGAGGCCCATGGTCACGCCGACGACGAGACGGCGCTGCCCACGATCAGCGAGGGCGAGATGCCGGAGCAGGGCGCGGCACAGACCCGCGTGGCCGACATGTCGCGCCAGTCTGGATCGAACGTCACGTTCCGCCGCGTCGTCAAGGCATATGACGATGGGATCACCGCGCCGTCCATGCGCCGGCTGTACGACTGGAACATGCAGCACAGCAGTCGCGACGATATCAAGGGCGATATGTCGATCGACGCCCGCGGCACGTCTGTGCTGCTGCTCAAGGACATCCAGAGCCAGATGCTCATGGGGATCACCACCAACTGGACGACACATCCGGTTCTGGGCGCGATGATCAAGCCATACGAATCGGCCAAGAAAACGCTGCAGGCCATGTCCATCTCGCCTGACGACATCCTTAAGACCAAGGACGAGTACGAGAAGTTCATGGACGAGCAGGCCAAGACGCCTCCGCCCCCGACGCCGCAGGAGATCACTGCCAAGGCGAACGTCGAGCGCGCGAACATCGACGCCAAGACCGCGGTGGAAGTCGCGAACATCAACCAGATGACCGAACTCTCGAAGGTTGCGCAGATGCACAACATGTCGATCGAGCAGCTGAAGGCGCGCCTGCAGGAGGTGCAGATGCACGTCGACAGCAAGGAACGCATCTTCGCCGCCGAGAGCGCGGTCGAGCAGCAGATGGCGCAGATGGCGCTCGACCACGGCAACGTGCCAGGCGGGTCAGGCGGATCGATCAGCGCCGGCGAGAAGCCGTCTTCCAAGGTTAAGGAGGCGGCGCAGTGACCAAGATCGCAGGCATCGACTTCCAGTCGCCGGACATCGAGAACGTGCGGCGCTGGGCCAATGCCCAGATCGAGGATCTGCGCACCAAGCTGGAGGGGAATATCCCCGAGGCCGAAACCCTGTCGACGCGCGGCGCGATCGTCCAGCTTCGGCTGCTGATCGACGCGGCGTCGGCGCCAGACATCCCGCTTATTGAGCCGGATAACTATAATTAACACCGAGGCTGACCCCTCCCTTTACATGGAGCCTAAGATCATGGATAACGGAGCCGACGCCGGCAAAGCCGACGACAAAGATTTCGAGGCACACTTCGCCGAGATGTCAGAAGCGCCGGCTCCGGCCCGCGAGGAAGATACTCAGGAGGGTGCCGCCGCCGGAGCGGACACCGTTCCCGCGAACAACGACGGCGCCGACGCCCCGTCCGACGCAGCACCCAGCGATGATCCTTGGGCTACCGCCGATCCAAAACTCCGCGAGGAGCGCGATCGACTGGTTCAGGAGCGGGATCGGGCGGTTCATTCCGACCAGTCCCAACGCGGCCGGATTACTGCGCTACAGCGAAAACTCGAAGAGGCCGCCGCGCCGCGCAAGCCGCAGGCAGCTGAAGGGGACGAAGGAAGCGAGGCGGCGACAGCCGCTGCGGCCAAGCGGCAGGCGCTACGGGAAGAATACTCCGACGTAGCGGCGCCGATCTTGGACGAACTGGACGAGTTGAAGGCCGAACTGGCTTCGCTCCGAGCAGTCGCCGACAACGTCACAGAGGACCGCGAAGCCGCTGTCGCCCAAGCCGAGATCACCGCGCTTCAGGCGCAGCATCCAGACTGGCGCGAGATCGCCAAC